ACGCTTTTACATCAGGAGTACTGGCATCTGTAGCTTCGTTTAATCCGGTCACGTCTCTTATCATTTGTAAATAATATTGATAAGTTTGTATTAAGCTAGCTATTTTTTGTCCACCTGAAGACGTTTGTAATTCTTGAATAGGTACTTTACCTCTATTTATATCACCTTCTTGAGTCATTGATCTACCAACAATACTACCGGTTTGAAAATACATATTTAATGCTTCTGCGGGGTTATAGTTAGTACCATTACCTAAATCAACTTCAGCTAAACCATCAACATCTACAAACACCCCATCTGGAACCATACGAGATAACACTTGTTGTAGCTTTAAATGTGTTAATTGAATCATATCAGCAAAACCTGTAATACGACTTACTGTAGATTCAATCATACCTTTATACAACTTAGGAGCACATATACAATAATTCATGTTAACTTTACTAACATTAGCATTAGGTCTAGTCATGTTTTCTGATAGTTTCCACTCTAACATCATATCATGACCTAGTATTTTAGCACCTGTATATAAAACTTCTATAGCTCTACCAACTCTTTCAAAATTATCATTAGATGGAGGATTAAAAGTATCTGGCTTTTCTAATGCTTTTTCTAAACCTTGCTCAGTTTGTTTTATTTTAAAAACTTGATTACTATATGTTTTATATTCAAAATATAATACCTGAACTTGATTATAAGAATCTTGTTGAGCATAAAAGTTTCTAGTGTAATTAGCATCACCAGGATATTTTTCTATTTTTTCTAACTCTTGATCAGTTAACCATGGAAATTGTTTTTTTACTTCTACTAAACTCATTGATTTAACTTCACCTACATAGTATATATCTTCAAAATTTGGATCTTCTGTGTAAGAATATACTAGATTAGCAGGATCAACATAATCAATATCAATTCCATTTGCTAAATTAAAATTAGTTTTTGTTGCACCTATACCTATTACTGTTAAATCTTCTATTAATCTTCTTTTAACTAACTCATATTTGTTGGCTTGTAACACATTATCAATAGCCTCTTCTTCTGCAATTTCTATAGACTGCTTATAACTTAATTGCATGTGTAAGTCTAAATCCTCTTGAGTTTCAGGAATATTATTAGGATCAGCGCTGTTAAAGAAATTTAAACCTGTAGCTTCTTTAGTAGCTTGTATCATTTCTTTAGCATACATATCACGCATTATAGCGTCTGCATATTTTGTTCTTTGCTTTAATGACTCAGGGTCTTGAGCAAATGCTTTTATATCAAAAATTCTTTGAGACATGCCGTTGACTATTATATCTACAAATTTAGGTATAATAGGAACTGGTTTCCAGTCTAAATTAAGATATGATAAATCACCGTTTACAGCAAGTTCATCTTTATATTTTTGAACAGGTTGTTCACCTCTAGCATATAGTCTTAGTCTATGAAAATTTAACCAGCTGTTTTGGTATCTGTTACCCATACCTCCTCTATCTCCAGAAAACCACTCTCCTTCAATAGCTCTACCTACAGCGTAACCATATTCCATTGTTTGCTTTTCCGCGTCCGGTACCACCTGACTAGGAAATGAACCTGCATAATTATATGTTATCATCTATTTTATTATTTTTGAAATATTTCCTTTATTACTATATTTTTTAAAACCTAATGGTTTTGGTGTTAAAGTTCTAGTAAATATGGGTTTATACATGTTTTTATTACAACCCATTATTGCTAAACCACTACTAATAGAAGCATCGTGTTTTGTTCGATTATTTATATCAAACTTAGCCCAGTCTTCTAATGTTTTTTGAAAATACATATCACCATATTTTAAACCTAAATTACCAATGTAAGTTTCTATATATGATTCTATAGCAGCGGCGTGCGCTTGTTTAATATCTTCACTTGAATTAGGTATTCCACCTATTTCTCTTTCTGTTACTGAAAGTTTCATAAAAAGTTTATCAGGTCTGTTCATGCTAAAACCTCTATAACCTCTTCTTTTAAAATGATACAGCAATCTTGGCTTATTGTTTTCTGCTAATATTGGCATACCATAAAAAATACAAGCCATCAAAACATCTTCAAAAAATATTTCAGCTGTTTGTGGTCTTGATATATATTCTAAAAAAAACATATTTGGAGGTACGTTTTCCATAGAAAATTTAGTAAGTCCGTGTAACGAACCGTTTGATCCTCTAGAATCTACTGTTCCAGATATGTCATAAGGGTCACATCCAAAACATCCTGTATGTTCGTTTCCTGGATATTTAACACCATTTTTAATTATAACATTATTTTGTAAATGTTTAGGTGGAACCCATGAAACATTAAATCTACCGTTTTCATTTGGCATAAAAATAACTCTAGTATCTTTAACACCATTCTCCCACATAAAAGATCCTTTAGTTACTATTTTGTAGCTATTTGTATCTTCGTTAAAATCTATTTGTTCGTATATCTTTACTAGATTAAATAAAGAAGCTTTAGATTCATCTCTAAAAGCATGTTGAGTTGTTCTTGGAAACTGTCTGTAAAACTCATTTAAAGCGTTTTGATCTTGCTTTAATCCTTCAACTTCATTTTCCCAATATTTAATAACTCCAATATCAATTTTATCTCCTCTAGGTCCAATGATTGGTTTTCTAGGTGTGTCGAACACAGGTAATCCATAAGAATCAATGTATCCTTCGTAATTCCATTCCATAGGAATGAACAAACTATAGAGTCCCGAACGTGTTTGTCCATTTGCGTTTCTTTGTGTAACATCTGAATCATCATATAATTTTTTAAAATTATCACCACCTTTGTCTAACGAGTTGCTTGTTGAACCCATCATACATTTTCCAATAATTCTACTACCTAATCTTAGTGTGGTTTTTGTAACCCTCCAGTTGTTGAGAATGTTGTTTGGCTTTTCCCATTTCCCTGATTCATCATGTACAAGGAGTTTGAGTTTCTCTCCATCGTAGGAGTTATCACCTGTATTCTTCCAGTCGATGGTGGTGTCAAGTCCTTGTAACTCTTCCACGGTTTCATTGGTCTCGAGTTTACGTCTGGTAAACTTGGAGGCAGGGACACGGTAGGCAAGCTCGGTCTTTGGACGATCCATTCCGTCCTGTATTGGTTTGAAAAAGAAGGGATAATTAACCGAAATTGGAACCACTTTGTCTGTGAACATCTTCTTTGCATCAGGACCGGACTTTGATAATATACCATACCTGGAGTCACTTGATATGGTTGCCAGGTTGACCACCTCTCCAGAGGCCATGAAAGAAAACCCGGAACGTCTGTTCTTAAGGTAGCACATCCCGTAGCATCGTTGATCTGCTTTACAAGCTTCCCAGAAAATAAAGAATAATCTATTTGCTTCTCGAAAGTCTGGTGCCCCGACGTCAATTTTAGACCACTGCAGGTACATATAATGAGTGCCAGTAATATAAGTAGCTTTATCTTTATTATAAAACCAAAAACCTTCTTCTCTACGAGTAAATTCTTGATCAATATAATCATACCATTTTTCTTTAAAATCTTCTGGATATTGTTTCCAATCAAAAACAGTTTTAATTTTTGATAAAGATTTAGGATACTCTGTTTTATCCCATTTATTATCTTCAAAACTGTGTATGTTTTTTTGTTTAGGTAAAGCTATTTTAAGGTTTTGTATTTCATATATCTCACCTATTTGACCGCTTTTACTTATTATAACAATATCGTGCTCTTTATTATAACCATATTCCCATTTTTTCTTTTTATTGTTTTTACTAACAATATGTGGCTTAATATGATCTTTTAATATTTTATATAAAGTTTGCGAATACATTACTTAGATCTTCCTTCTGCAAAACCCTTGAAGGTTTTTTCTTTTTTAACTTCTTCTTTTGGCTTATCTTCTAGCATATTTTTTTCTTCTTCAATACGGTTAAGTATTTCAAAAGCATCAAATATAGCTAGTTTTTTTGTAGCTGCTGCATTTTTAAGTCTGTCTGCAGATATATCATCGTCACTATCAACAATAGGTTCTTTTGCAACTTTTATTAGTTCATCTACTGCTACTTGCCCAGCTTGGATTATATTCTTCTTCGTTTCCTTTATTTTCATATTTAATTACAATATCATTTGATTTCATACAATAAAGACGTTCTTCGTCTATAACAAACTCCCATTCACCGTATGGAGTATAACCTATTAAGTCTCCTGGATATATTTCCTTGCTTTCTAAGAAACTATTACCATATTTTAGTATACCGATTAAGTCTTGTTCTTTTTTACTGCTTAGAGTTGATTTGTTTTTTATAGGTTTTACAAAACATCTATCATTAAAAGTATTCCAAACATCATTTTGTTTATATAAATAAACTTGATCTGGTTGGCAAAAATATAAATTATCTTTAAACCAAGATCTACTTTTCTTTTGTTTACCTTTAGTATCATAAAAAACTCTAAAAACGTTTTGATGAACTATAACAATATCTCCTACATTTATTCCGGTATAATAGGCTAAAGGGCATGCTTTAACAACAGCATGTCTATTAACAAATTTAAAGCTTTCTATTTTAGAATTTACTATTAATTTTTTATCCTCTACCTGAACTTCATTGTTATATGTTTCACCTAGGGGTTCTACGATAAAATCATATAAGCTTTTCATTAGTACTCTAAATCATATTCTATTGAGATCGCCATGTTAGAGTTAAACTTCTTCCACGGCAAAACCTCATTAGATTTTTTTATATGTATGTTGTAAGAATTATCTTTTTCATTAAACAATATATGTGATATTTCATGACCACCATATACTTGTTGTCCAACTGCATAATGCATTGCGTCATTCTTATAATCAGTGCCAATACTGATTTTTCTTATATTATTTTCCATTTTCAACCTCATCAATTGATTTTATAGAACCATCTTTTAAATCAATAGATACATCTCCGTATTTTTCTTGCAATTCATTTTTAGCTTTATCTACAAGTACATTGTTTGATAAAAATTCTTTTACTAATAAATCTTTTTGAACTTCTAAACTTCCTATTTGTACAGCTATTTCATTAGCTTTGTTATTTAAGTTTTTAACGTTCTCTAATTCTTCCTTTGTAATTTTTTTAGCTTTTGCCATAATTTAATAAAATTTAATTGTTTTTAATTGTGTTTACTGTAGTAAAACTAAACTTCCTGCAGTTGTAGTAGTACTATTTAATGATTTAAAAGCGACTGGTAAAACACCTGAATTTGCAGCCACTGCTATTGTAGTTTCAGAATCATCTGAAGCTAATGTACCAACTATATTACCAGCTGAACCACCTACATAAACTGCAACACACTCGTTGTTCCAATATTTAGTAGATACAGGAAAATCAAGATTACCAGCTACTAATGTAACTGTAACTGTTCCTGCAATTGGATTTTGACCATCACTTCCTAGTGGAGCTAAAGCAGCTGCGTTAAATATAAAAGTTTCTGTAGCTAAAGCTTTATTGTATGCTTTAGGACCTACGTATGTAGCTTTTACACTATTAACAGAAGCATTAGGAACACTACTATCAGTTGTTAATTCAAAAGTATAATCAGTTGATTTTGCATATGCTGTTCCACCTGAAGGAACACATACAGCTGTTTGTGAAGCTGCTAAATTAGCACTAGTATTCGCGCTAATATTTAAAGCAGTATCTTGTTTTACTGTACTTGCAACAAACGGTATTGCTCTAACCGCGAAATCATTTAAACTTGCTATGTAACTTCCCATTATTTTTTTTATTTTTTGTTAAATATATTACTTGCCTTTTCTGTCGTGCGTCCGCCGAAATAGGCTAAAACGACAGCCATCATGACCTTCTCAAAAGTATCGTTCCATAATTCATTTATATGAAATGGTATAGTTTCTACACTATCTAATATTCCAGCAAATGAAAAAACTATTATACACCATACTAAAACTAAAGGTCGTACGTTTTTTGACATCCACGAATCACTCATAGAGTCTGCTTGCCATCTTGATGTTATGGCTTCTATTTCTTTATTTTGTTGTTCAAAAATTATTTGTTGTAATTTTACTTTATCTTCAGCAGGAGCGTCTGATTTAGTAATAGCTTCAATAGCTTCTTTTGGAGATGTAACACCTTGTAATACATTACCTAATGTAGGATTTATTACAGATGCAGCGCCAAACAATAATTGACCAACAGTTGTATCTTTAAATTTCTTTTTACTCATCTTTTATAATCACTTGATTAACAATGTTTTTACTTTTTCTTTTTACGTGCGTTTATCACTATAGGTTCTGAACCTGATCCCATGCCTCCACCAGCATCATGTATACCATAAAACTCTTGCATAAACTCTCTATCTTCATCTGAAATATAATCTTGATACTTATCAGGTGTAAAAAAGAATTGATCATATGTTTTAAAACCACCCGCAGCGCCTTGATCACGTGAAGCTCTACTTAAAAGTTGAGCTTGCATATAACCTCTTTTTGCTTGATCTTTTTCTTTTTCAGTTGCATTTGGATTATTTTGTTCCCATTTAGCTAACCAACCACCTTTACCAAGTGTTTGATAATCGTTAGCATCCCAAACACTCATATATGGTAAATTACCTTTAGTACTTACACCAGCTCTCATACCACCCATATCAGCACCTAAATAACCTCTACCTAAATTAATATTTTCTTCTCCTGTACCGTAAAAAGTTTTACCTTTGTATAAATCTTTAAAGTTTTCTTCCATAGATTTATTAGGATTATAACCTGAGTCTTTTAAATCACCTCGATCATCATAAGCTTCAGTACGACGCATAACGTCAGCTAATGCGTATGGAAAGTTTTCTCTATATGTTCTTTTATCAAAATTAGAAGAATCTGATTCTAAAGCTTCTGGTTTTATTAAACCATCTCTACCATATAATTCATAATTACTAGTAGTATCTACAGCATCGATACCTTTGTCAAATTCATCACCTTTAAGACTATAAGTTTTCATCCAACCATAATCATCTGATTTAGGTGCTTCATTTTGTACTTTAAACAAATCTTTAGGAGATAAAAATTGATCAGCTAATGTTGGACCACCTTCTGATTTCCAGCCAACTTGATCTGAACCTGTATAATTTTCACCACCTTTAATATTCTCAATTATTTCATTCATACTTACTCCACCGCCTTTACCACCAGATTTAGCCATCATAAATTTAGTAGCACCTTTATATGCTTCATTAATTAAAGGATATTTACTAGCAACCTTACCTATAATAGGATTATCATATAAAAACTTAACACCTCTATCCATTAAACTAGGATTAGACATTTCTATATCAGGTTGCATAGAAATACTAGCATCATATTCTTCTGCAGTTCTAGGATCTTTTATTCTACTTAAATCTTCAAATTTTAGATTATCACCCATTGCTACAGCATCTTTATAATCTAATACTGTTCCTTCTCTAGTATCATCATCAGTTTGTCTTACTGGCGAAATAACTCTACCATCTCTACCTAGCGTTCGTTGATTACTAAGAGTAGGTTGAGGTCTAAAAGGGTTTTTTATTTTAAAAGCCATTACGAATACATTGATTGATTATCTTGCTCTATATCACCTAACATTTCTTTAGCTGATAATTGATTCCATTTAGTTGTTCCAGGTGATTTTTGCTCTTGAAATGCTACATTATTTAAAGCATCAAGTAGTCTTTGTCTTTCTTCTGGTGTATCATATAAACGTAAAAGATGACTGTTACCACTCGATAAACCAGCTTCACTTATTCTTTTTTCTAATGCTTCAAGGCTTTCTATTTGTTCATTTGGTTTTAATCCTATTTGAGCACCAAGTTTATAAAAATTACCATAAAGCTCACTTGGTTGA